GCATCGTGAATGTGCAACTTGGTTTTTGGACTAGCGGAATTAATCGCCACATTGCCCGCGCTGTCGATGGTGACGGCAGTCGCACCGTTACCGCTGCGGAGTTCCAATATGCCGTTGGTGTCATTCGAGCCAACATAAACCATATTAGTGCCATAACCCAAACGACCCGCGACAGCTTCACTCCTTGCCCAATCCAGCCCCCCGGTTAAGTCTATCTCGCCGTTTGCCGATGTAATCGCTGAAGTGCCTACCACAAGCGACTTCGTATTGACTTGCTCAATCGGCGTGACTTGCGTGACGCCCGTGGCCGATGCCGTGCCGTCTGCCGCACCAGCGCGGTCTTGAACGGTCAACGATTGGGTCGGGTTGGCGAACGCTAGGTCGTAGTCAGACATACAACCAATTTGAATCAAGCTCGATCCGTTCGACCAATCGGTTGGCGTTGTGCCGGTCGTTACAAATTCGTTGCCGGTGACATTCGTGCCGCCGATGTTGGTGAAATCGTCGCCCGACACATAGGTAATGATGCGGTACAATTTACCGTTTGTCAGCGTGCCAGCCATCAACGGGGATGCGGTCGATGCGTACTGATCCGAATACGGCACAGTCGCATTCTCGTAGGCAGTCGTGACCTCCGTTGCGGTCAGATTTTTATTCCAGAATCGGCAGCGGTAGATTGTGCCGTTGAAAAATTCGGATGAAGCGTTGAAGTTGCTCCCGATTGCGGCGTTTGTCGCAGTTGTTAATGCGTTCGCAATTACGGTTTGCGTGCTTAACTCATTACCGTTTTGGTAGCAAGTTGCGCTTGTGCCGTCAACCGCCACAACCAGATGCACGGGGTCGCCATTTGCGGGAGTTGCGCCAAACGCAGTCGCCCAAGTTGAGTTAATTGCTAATTGAAGCTGCCCGTCAGTATTGCCAGACCAAGCGAATTGAATACGCTTGGAGTCACCCGAATCGTAAATGTCCAGAAGCGAAAGAACACCAGTTCTAGCATCTCCAGAAACAATAAATTCAAGCGAGTATTTTTCTCCTAAATCCGGTGCTGTAAAAGCAACTTTGCCAGCCGCACCGTCGAAGTGCAGACCTTGGCCATCTGTCGAGTTGACGAGTTCGCGAATGATCTCGCCGCCGCTGGTGGAGCGGTTGTATGTGTATTGAGCGATTCCCATCGGTTATTCTCCCATTCGACCTGAGTACGCTATGTTGACTTTGCCGGTGCCACTGGCAACCGTAAAGGCGAGTCCTCCAGTGTACCCGGCAAACGTCATCACGCCACCCGTGCCGTCCTCGTCAGCATCTCCAGCCGCCAAAATCCCGGTGTATTTGCCGCTCGCAGTCGTGCATCCCTCGCTGGAGATCGATGCGTTGCTGCTCAAGCGATAAAAGACCGGAACCGTTCCAACATTCTGAAGCATCAGAAATGCGGGCGAAGTCTCCTCCTGTGTCGCACTGTTGTAGGTGTTGCCCGTACCGACAGAGAGTTCTATGTTGGTAGTCGCTGCGAAATTCGCCAGTGAATCATTTTGTCTTGCCATAATCTATAATCCCCACGCTCGTTTTACTTGGTTTTTGCTGAAGTCGCTCCTCCAGCCTTTCTTCGAGTTTTCTTGTCGGTGATACCCGCGCTTGATCATCTGCGCCTGGGTCGGGACAGATTGCTGTCCACCGATGGCGAAACTCGTTGGCACCGAGAGTTTGACCCAGGTGCCGGTGCCATCCGTAAAATTATCGAGACTCGGGGAAGTCAGGATTTCCTTGACCTCCCCGGTCTCGCGATTCTTGAACTCGATCAGCGGCATTACGCAACTTCGTAGATCGGCACCCAATACTGGGTGTCGGCTACTTCCACCAGAAACGCTTTTTCAGTTCCAGTAGGTGCTGCGCCACCTCCGGTCACATCCGAAGTTGTGATATTCTTGTCACCATCGGTGGTGCTGCCATATGTTCCCGATAGCTTCAAAAACGGTGTGGCGGAGTTCGCCGTGCTGCCGTCTCCGATGCTCGCCTTGATCTCGATTGGTTCTTGCCCGTTGTTACCACCTTTCAGTCGGCGGCCTTGCATCGGGTTTCCTACGTTTGTTGTACTCATAATTTATAGTCCTGCTGCTGCGTCAATTGCTTCCATCTCAGCGATGAGATCGTCCCGACTGGGTGCCTCAATCGCCACTTCCTCCTCGACAACCTCCTCGGCATAGGCCGGTTCACCGTTGACGGTTTCCATGCCAACCACGGCATATTCGTCGCCAATCGATTCAACCGATCCCTCGACGGTGAAACTCACCGCATCACCGACTGCCGGGACAATCATCGAGCCATCTTCATCCGCGATTTGAAGCGCGGAAATCGGAATATCTACTTTAGGCATGATGAAATGCCCGGGAGGCTGTTAACCCCCCGGGCCAATTGATTAGCTATAGTTCGTGGTCGAATAGATTTCCACCAGGTGCTTGGCGTTTAACACCTCGCAACCGTAGTAGAACTTGAACCCAACCGTGGTCAACTGCGCCAACGGATCACTCTTGTCCGCACCTTGCGCGATGATCATCTTTGGCGAGTAGGCACTCATTGTCGCCAGGTTCACGCCACCGTAGGATTGGTCACCCACGACAAACGTGGAGTAGATAGCCCCGGCGGCAGCATATGTGTACTGCGCCCCGGCTGCCGACCTAAACGGATTGGTCGTGGTAACGACTCGAACACCCATGTAACGTCCGACTTCACCTTTGAACAATTGCTCGGTGTCACCGTAGCGAGAAGCCTCCAGCCAGTCATCGTCGTTCATCAAGTCACGGGCGACTTCCGGTGCCATGACGGCAGTGAAGTAGCCAGCACTCGGACGAGCGTTTTGGACTCGCAGGTTCGTGCTTGCATCGAGGATATCAAGCGCAGTCATCGCATCGTCGGTTCCACCAACGGTGGCAAACGATGTCGCCGCACCTGCATAACGCTTCTGCTTGTCAGTCACGTCACTTCCCAGCTTGTTGCGGAGAAGTTCGTCAACCTTCAAAGCGGCATCCTGTCCGTTTGTGACGGTTGCCTGCTCTAGATGATTGAACAACTCAACTGCACTCAGCAGATCGGTGATTCCGATGACCTGGCCGTACTGACTCAATGTCGCGGAAACCGTTTCCAACTCCAGACGCTTGTAGTCACCTGACGCAATTGCTGTGCCTTCTGTCAACGCATCAACATCAGTTGTGTCGGCTTCCGGGTAACGGAAGAACTTGATGTCCTTCGATCCACGTTTTGCCGGTAGGTCGGCCTTATATGCAAACTGATCCAGAACGATGTTCTTTAGAGTCTGCTCCAGTAGCTTCTTGTCGAAGTAGGTTTGTAGCGAATTGCTAACATCATTTGCGCCATTATTCGTCGTGTTGGTAATTCCTGTTGCCATAATATTTTATCTCCTAATTTGTTGCGAACATGCCAACCCCGGAATCATCCGCCTGCTGCATCGCTTTCATCAATTCGACCCGTTGCTTTTCAACCGGCAATTTGTCAAACGATTCAACCTCAAGGATGTTCCCGCCGGGCTGGCTTCCGTTCAGTTGTGTTTTTTCCTCGTACTCAGCGACTTTCTTCTGAAGTTCGCTGACCTGTTTTTCCAGTGACTCGGCCCGGTTGGCCCGGAGGTACATCGTCGCTCCCTCGACGGCATCGGTGATGCCTTCGGGGTACTGCGTCAGGACGGGTTTGCGCTCAAGCAACTGTCCGACCATCTTGAATAGCTCACTATTCTGGTCGTTCAGGTCTTTATGCTCGCTTGCCGCCGCTTTCCAGTTCGCGTCCCATTGGGCAACGAACTTGGCCTGCTGCGACTTTGCGTCCTGCTCGGCAACCGCTTTCCTCGCCTGCTCCGCCGCTTTTCTCGCAGCTTCGGCATTTGCGTGGTCGCCTTCATCCTCGAACTCCTTGGCTATTGCCTCGTATTCGTCGGGTGAATAACGACTCTGCGCCGATCTTTGCTCGATCTCGGCCAGCGACTTGGATTGCTGTTCCTCCAACGCTTTCTGCTGCGCCGCCAGTTCCTCGCGCTCCTTCTTCACTGCCGCTTTCTCGGCATTGACCTCACGCCAGGTCTTGTTGGCCCGCTCCTGCGTCTTCTTGGCCCGGGCATACTTCGACGAAGATTTCTCCTCGTCCTCAGTCTTCTCGGGCTTGTCCTCCCCGGACGAATCATCGTCCGCCGGTTTCTCCGGTTCTACCTCACTGGGTTTGTCTTCGGTCTCAACTGATTCCTGATCGGGTTCCTCGGCCTGCGGCACCGGGGCAATATTCGCAGTATCAAACGCGGAAACATCGGCATCGGCCAATGCTTTTAGCAGTTGCTCGCGTTCAACGTCCAACTCGACTGGTTTATCTGCCACTACTGTAGACATAAATTCATGCCGACTGACGCATCCACTCCAGATCGTCGGTTACCCCGACCACTTGTTCGTCGGGCTGACTCACGATGGACGCCATCCCGTCAAGTGTCGCCAACGCGGATTTGAACCCGGCGGCGTGACCGGCGTGATAAGCCAGGTCTGCTGGAGACGAAATTAGCCGGTCGCAATTTTGGATATGCAAGTTTCTGAGATGGTAACGTAAAGTAACACCCACCTCGCTGGTCATGAACGACTGCAACTTGGCAGCGTGTTCGTTCGTCCACCCGGGCGGCTCAGACCACTGCAACACCTGGCGGAACTGCTTCCACTGCCGCCACCGGTTCTTCAATCGTTTCCACATCTTGCTGTTCCGCCTGGGCAGCAACCGCTTGCTGCATCTGGGCGAATAAATTCTTTAACTCGTTCTCCACCTGGCGACCGGTCTTCGGGTCGGCTTCCTTCAGCTTCTCCAGATGCTCCGCAATGTGTTGTTCGAGGAATTGTCCCTCAGCCGGTTCCGGTGGTGCGCCGGTGTCGGCACGGTTGGTGATGTATGCCATGACCGTCTGG